ACGTAAAGAGTGTTTAAAAAAAACAGCATCATAATCACCCAACATCTTTTTCATCCATTCAATAATGCCTTCTTTTAATTGAATAGATGAATCTACCCATATAAATAATGGAATAGAAGGATATATCATATGAGAACACATTCTAAAATATTTCGCCCGTAATCGTGGGTTTAAATCTATAGTTGGAAATGACGCAGTAGTGTCATCGTACACAATCATATCTTTTACTACACTTTTTGGACTGTCAATATTTCCAAAATTGGCGCTAATAATCAAACAGTTCACGTCGTTTACCAAATTATTAGAAATATTTAGTTTACGCATACGAGAAACATCATCCTGTCGATTTTCGCTTTTATTTCGGATTACAAATGCTTCTTTATTAATTTCATTAACAATAAATTTATTGGGGGTTTCAATCTTTAGTATTTTATACTTTGTTGATAATAAAAATCCAATTGATACATCATCAATTATTGTTCGATCTAAATTACGTCGATATTCAACTAAATATTCAGCAACATCTTTAGTCATGATTATACTTGTTCCAGATGCAAATTTTAATCCTTTTAATTTATGAATATTTTTAGAATTTATACCATAAGGAGGATCCAACCAGTCAAGTTTTAAAATATATGCCCCGGTATATACATTAGTATAATCAAGCTCATTTATAGGAAATTCATTAAAATTAATAACAGATGATATATTACTTCTTACAAAAAAGTCAAAATTTATATTTAAATATTTTATACAATATTCAAGCGCAATAATAGTTTTATCGAGAACTTGTGGAACAAAACCTTCTTTGCCTTTTATATATATACAATTATTTTCTATCATTATATAATCTTTTTGTGTTTCTCTATATGCTATAAAATAAAATATAACATTATTTTTAAATTGTTTTAAATAAATCTGGAGTTCACGTTTCATTTGTCGTTCATACTCTTCATTTTCATTATAAATAATAAGATTTAATATTTTTAAAGTAGAACCTTTAATTACGATAGGTTTTTTATATATTTTTAAAATATTTAATGATCTTTCTAAATCTATTTGTGTATGTATTGGCGTAACTATACTTGGTTCTATTATAAATGTAGTTGCATTGTCATAAATAATACAATCACTTACACCACTATCACTTGTATTTATATCCAAGTAATATGGATTTCTGCCCAATCTTTTTAATATATTCTCCATCCCTTTTCTATTGATTAAATAAGAAGATGTACACGATTCATAATTGCCTCTTGTATGTGGATGAAATGTGTATCGTTTAAACATTTTTGATGACTTATTCAAGTTTGATCCTAGATGAACTAATTGAAGAATTTCCCAGTCTTCTTCTGGTGCATTTTTAACAAGTTCTTCGATGCTATCATCAAGTAAATTGGTCATATCAACATAAACATCATCCTCCATAATAATAGCTATATTTTCACCATTTTCATATGCTGTCTGTATGGCTTTTAGGTGTGATAAAGTACATCCTATTTCTGGAAGAGTCAACTCTTTAAAATCATTGTAAAATTCTACTCCATCTACTCTATCATGTTCTTTGTTTTTTATTTCATACTCATTTACACCTGAGACTCTATAATATCTGTCAACATTTTTGCTTAATTGTTCTATCATCCATTCATTTTGATCTTTACTTTTATCCATATTAATATAATAAACTGGAATTGTAATCATTTGTTTTCGTGGATAAAGTCTATTGTATATATCAATTTCTTTGACAAGTTGTTTCAACTCTTTTTCTATTCGCACTGTCTTTTCAAAAACGGTCTCTTTTTTAAGACAAAAGTATATAATAATAAGTGCAATCAAAATAAATAAAATAATTAAAAAAAGCGTGTTTTGTTTCATTTTAATTTATGCTAAAACAAAAAAACAAAACAAAATAAAATGGATTCCATCGAATATTACAAAAACGATGAATGGGGTTACAAAATCATTAACGATTATTTACGGTATGAAAGCACGGTAAATAGTTATACAAAGTCTAATCCAAAGACTGAAAAGCATATCCAAAACATTGATTTATTTACTGTAAGCTTATTGACGGAGCCCATAACACTTTACAGAGGATTTCGATCATTCTTTGATGTCGACAGTACAACATCATTTGTAAATCTTGGGTATAGCAGTTGCTCAACTGATATGGATGTCGCCTTGCGTTTTTCAGGCATTGAACGTTATATTTTACAGTTTGAATTGCCCAAAGATATTAAATTTTATAAATATGATGATAAAAACACGTGGTTGATAGAAAACGAATATCTTCTTCAACGTGGACTTCAATTTACAATTACAGATAAACGTGATAATATATTTTACTGTACCATTACATCTGTTTCTTAGCTATTTAACAACTTTAATTTTTATTTAATTTAAATTAAATAAAATTGATATGCGAGACTCGATTGCATTGATTCAATGCTCTGAAATGCATACAGAAGTTCTTGGAGGATTAATTAATCTTTTTGGTAAAAACTGTAAAAATCTTTATATTTATTATGTCCCTTACAAGTCCGATTTTGTTAAATACTATACAGATCAATCTATTACATGCACACCAATTCATCTTTACAAAATTAAAGATGGAAAAGATAAATTATTAAGGACAATTGATCACGATCTGTTTGTTTTTGTAACAGGACGTGAATACAATGAGCAAACCGATCCTACTAAAACCTTATTATTAATGCATCATACAGACGAAAGAGTAGAATTAACACAAATGGGAACATTAGGAGTATTTTCAATTAGTCCTCTTTGTAAAAAACTGCCACACTTTTTAACTGTTTATAAGCCGTGTGATTCATTGCGATATATTCCTAATAAATTTTTTACCTTGCTGTTTTGTGGCTATACTAACCCAGATAATAAAGATTTAAAAAGTTTGGTAAAACTGCTTGAACATATAAAACAAAATGATTTACCAATTAAAGTAAATATTGTTAATTATTATCCAATCAAGGAATTAGACGAATATCAAAAAGAATCTATCTGCAAAGTACATGTTGATTTACCTGCTAAAAAAATGATGAAACTGGTTCACGACGCAGATTATGTTTTAACACTTGTAAAGAAAAATAGTAGTTATCACAAATACCAATTAACTGGTGTAATTCCACTTGCTGTAAGTCTTGGTACACCATTGATTATTGATAAAGATCTCGCAGACATTTATGGATTTTCTCAAAAAAATTGTGTAATTTACGAGTCGCGATGCTTTAAAAATGCTGTATTAGAAGAATTTGTAAGATTCAAGATACAACCATCAAGACGACCATTAGAAATGTTAAAATACCGTGATTATATTATAAAAATGTATCAACAAAAGATGAAAAAATTTTTAAAAGATTTATAGAGAAATAAAATATGTCTAAAAAAAAGTCACCAAATCACGATTCTCTTAAGATATGTCCACCAACTATTGTCAAAATACTTTACCAATTGGCCTACGATACACACCAAATTTTAAAATCGCATAATATACAATACTGGTGTAATAGTGGCACACTTCTTGGTGCAATTCGACATGGTGGAATTATTCCGTGGGATGATGATATTGACATTGGCATGATGAAAAAGGATCAAGAACGATTTCTCGATCTTACAACTGTTTTTAAAAAATGTGGCTATTCTATTGTATCAACTTGGTTTGGATTTAAAATATTTAAAACAAATCGTCCTCTCACAAAAGGGTTTGACTATTCTTACCCTAATTTGGACATTTTTATGTATCATAAAAACACTAAAAAAAATCATTATGAAATGTATTACAAAGAAGCACGAAATACGTGGCCAAATGAATGGTGGTTGGAAGAAGAATTATTTCCTTTAAAAGAACTTTCATTTGGTGATATAATGCTACCGTGTCCTCGAAAATACAAAGATTATTTTAGCAGAATGTATGGAAAAGATTGGAATAAAATTGCTTACAGAGAATACGATCACGAAAAAGAAGAATTTGTGACAGATGAAAAAATAAAAGTAAAATTAACACCATCGATGCGACAACCGGCAAAACCCACATCTGTTCGTGAACGCAAATGTGTCGAGTATTGTGTTGCCAAAGTGGCGTCACCTTACAAGTGGAAAGTTGAGAAATCAAAATCGTGTAAAAAATCGGGTAAAAAAGAATGCTACACTAATTTTAACAAAAAAATGGGCGCGTATGTAATCAATTGTGATATGCACACGCAACGAATGGAAAAATTTAAAAAATATGCTAAAAAAGCAGACTTTAATGCGTCTCGTGTCCCGTGCATTCTTGGAAAAAAGATTACAAAGGAAGAATTCTGTAAAATGATAGATGATAAAATCGTGTCAAAAAAGGCAGATATGACACCTGTACAAGTCTCCATTAATATGTCTCATTTTAATTGTTGGCAACATCTTGTAAATTCCTGTATGGATTATGCTCTTATATGTGAAGATGACATTGAAGTAAAATCAAATTTTGTAAGTAATATCAATTTGATTCTTGACTCGCTTGAAAAAGAAGGCATTTCATTCTCCATTTTACACTTATGGAATGGAAACTGGATGAAAACAATCTCGGATATGGAAAAAGTTTTAAAAGTAACAGATAATATACAAATAATGAGGGAAACAGTACCGTATAATGCAGGCGCTGTATGTTATATTATATCCAAAACATATGCACACTATTTAATAAATCACATTTTTCCAATTAAATACGCACAAGACTTATTAATGGGTAGTTTTATCAAAAAAGGAAATCATTTAACATTAAAAATGAAACATAACAAAAAGACGGGATGTTATGATTCACCTCTTTTAAATATGCCCTGTGGAGGAGAATGGAACACTGGAAAAACAACACAAGAGTATGATGTACCAAAAATTAAGGAGTATGTGTGCAGAAAGTGCACGCCTCCTAAAAAATAAAAAAGCAGTTTTAAATTAATAAATAATTTAAATAAAGAAGACTAAAATGTCAATTGATATCCGTAATAAAAAAATATTATTTTTAGGGTATGGCGCTGTCGCCAAATGCGTTTGGAATTATTTTGATAAATACTTTACATTTAACCGACGTCGTGTCGTGCTTGTAGACAAGACAAAAAGCGCATTTACAGGCCCCAATTTAAAAGGTGTCAAAAAAATTGTAATGACCGTTGACTCGACCAATTTTGAAGAGCTAATTGATCGTATCAAATTGAAAAAACACGATATTATGATCGACCTCACAACTTCCAGTGTAACTTATTACTTTATCAAAATGTGTTTTATGCGCGGATTTCATTATATTAATACCAGCATTGAAGATGGAAATGATGCAATGTTGGGTACATCTATTGATTGCCAACAACATATGGTTGCTTCCATTGCCTCTCAATTCCCTCACCCTACTAGTACAATTTTGACAGAATTTGGTCAAAATCCTGGACTTGTACAACATTACATCCTATTTGCCTTGCACGAAATGAAAAAATTGGGTAAACAAACGGGTAAAGTGAATGGAAAAGTGAATGGAAAAGTGAATGGTAAAGTGAAAGAAAAAGACAATTATTCGCGAGAAGTGATTAGACCTGTTATTGACGAATTTAAAGTTGGCACAATCTTATTAAGCGAGATTGATAATATGAAGTCATCCAAGACTTTAACTCCTGGTATTATTTATAACACGTGGAGTGTTGCTGGGTATGTCTTTGAAGCCAAAGACAAAACCGAACTTGTATGTGGCAAAGAAAATGAGTTTGTACATCCTATCATCCCCACTGAAAAATTTAGTGATATAACAATGTCTGTATACGACAAACTGCGTGGGCCATCCCAGCCATATGATGTGCTATTTTTAAAAGAATCCGGGTTGCACACCACTTTAAATTCAATCTGTCCTGTATTGGATGAAAAAGGTGAAATTGTGATCACTAATTATAGAGGTAAATTAATCCATCACGGCGAACTATTTAATATGGCGCGCTATTTTGGTGAAAAGGCACCTTTTATGTCATATGTTTACCAATCCAGTCCATATCTTGATCAATCTATCAAATCATTTCAAACACAAAATAAAGCCGATGAAGACGACCTATGGCTATACGTCAACCAAGATCAAACCTATCACATTTTTCAAGGCGATGAAGTATCAGGGCACGATAGTGTTGGATGCACCATTTTTTGTGGAGACAAATCAGTTGAGCGCATATTTTGGTGTGGATCTATTTTAAGTACGTCGGATGCCTGTGTCCAAAAGGAATACACCCCCACAATTGTTCAAGTGGCCGCCGGTGTGTTATCGGGCCTGTCCTCCATATTGATGCCAGGAAACAAGTACAAAGGATGGGTAGAGCCGACCGATTTGGATACGCGTTATATACTAGAAAAAAGTGTCCCTTTATTGGGTAAATTTCGTTTTATGGAAATTCCTGCAAGCGAATTTAAAGGACCTATCGAGTATAAAGAACTTTAGCCGCTTTTGCCCCTTTTTCAAAAAAAGCGGCACCAAAAACAAATTCACAGAATGTTGACTACCGTTTTGTCCTATTTTGTATTATTTTTTGCACTTTGGGCATCTTGGATGATCCTCGTTTTTTAGCCATCTTTTCACACACTCAATATGACCAATTGTGTGCTGGCACTTTCCACAAAACACCAATTTATAAGTTAACCGTTGGTTACATAACAAGCAAAATTGCCGAGTGCCTTCTTCAAGATTATGTATAATATAATGCGGTTTTACGGCGATTTTGTCCATTAAATTGACAGGCGTGTTATCATTTTCAGGATCAGATAATTCCAAATAATCGGGTTCGCAACAGAAGCAATTCATTTTAATTAAATATTTTTTTAATTAAATACGTTTAAGCATTGTTTTTACAAGATGCCTTGTTCTCGCAATTTACGTTGTAAATAACTGCGCACATCACGCTCCTTGACATGGTACGGTATTTCAATTAACCGAATACCGCGTTGGCGACATTTGTGTGCTTTCATTTGATCACGCTGTTGCTGGTCTTGAAAGTGTTGTTGGGTTAAATGAAATTTTGGGCTAAATTTATAGTGCTGAACGCCTTGTATTTCTACAGCTAAATTTAATTCTTTGCAAAATAAATCAATCTCCAAATTACGTCCCGTCGCTTCATTCTTTAAAAAATCGGGGCGAATTTTATAAAATGGAAGCTGAAACATATCCTCCAAATGGTACTTTGCAGCAAGTTCAAGCTTGCTATCGCGCACAGTATGTTGCCTGTAATTCATAAATGGGTCGCGTGGCAGCGGGCCAAATGAAAGACCCTTTGAGCCAAAATAAGAAGGCGATAATCCATCTGAATAAGTGCCTTGTTTATTTGTAAACCAGTTATATAAAAATAATACAATAATCACGAGGCCCGCAAGGATAGCTAAACCTTCAAATCCATATTCTTCCCAATATCGATTAAATTTTTCAAACATCTCTGTTTTATTTTAGTTTTATTTTTAGTTTATAAAATTGATATAAAATTAAAATAAATTAAATTAAACAAAAAGTGAAAACGTGAAAACGTGAAATATGCTTGACCTTGTTCCTTCAGATTTGGTATATAACATCTGTTCTTTTTTATTACCTCGTGATATCGTTCGTGTTCGCACACTTTCAAAACAATATGCCGCTATTGTTAAAGTTTACCTTCACCGAAACAAAAACACGACATTTTTATTTAATTTAATTTGCCCATTGTGTAGCAATGATTGGATTAGTAATCGTTTTATTCCCCCGAGAGACTTTTTAGATATCGATGAAGATATGCACTATTTTGAGACAAACGAACGATTAAAATACGTGTCAACTCTTTTTTACAAGCCAGTAAAACGTGACCATCTTTTATGTGAAGAATGCGAAGATACATTGCAAGAAACGCCGTTTTTAACACACTATAAAATACCTTGTGGATATCAAGTATACATTGATTATTTTAGCGAATATCCGTGGGCCTTGTTGGTTAAAAATAATGGGCGCAGTATTGTATGGAATCAATATAATTGTATCGCAGACCAATCTCAAACAGAAAGATCCACGCAGGACTTTGAAGATCAAGACGGTGAGAATAGATATGAAGAAGACACCGAAATGAATGATGAGGAATACGAAATGAATGATGAATACGAATACGAATATTAGTTATGTCTTATTTTGCTTTTTTATTATAATTAATAAAAAAGAAGGATGGCGGGTATTTATTGTGGCTCAAATAGTTTAAATCCGCAACTGGTTGCAAATGGCGGCGTAAAAACGATTGGCTCTCGTCACCAATGCTTACGTAAAGGCATTGGACAAGGTCTTCATATGCCAGTTGATCTAGGATACAATAGCCCATATCAAGCCATTGATCCGCGTCGATTTTATTGCGGTGATAATGTCGCATTGCCTGTTGGATACACTGCAAATGGTACATTGCAACAGTGTTTTAATACAGGAATAGGAGTAGGAAGACGTCAATTGGCGCAACGGGCTATCGCCGGAGGCGTGGCTGGAGGCGTGGCCGGAGGTGTGGCCGGTGGCGTCTTAGCATTAGCACCTCCTATTGCAGGTGTTCCTGTGGGCGTCGTAGGGCCTCCTATTGCAGGTGTTCCTGTGGGTGTCGTAGCACCTCCTATTGCAGGTGTTCCTATGGGAGTCGTAGGGCCTAAACACTTTCTATATTATATTATAGTATTTTTACTGGCAAATGCGGTTTTTATTATATCATTTCTTTATACAAGACCTTCTTTTATTGAAACAAAAGATAAAGAAATAAATTGGGCTGTTTTTTCTCCTTATATCGCAATTTTTGCTTTAGTATCTGCCGCTATTTTATATCGCATTTATATTTTATAATAAAGCTTTTTGTGAAAAAGCGGCGAAATTAAATTTATATTATTTGATAAATGAGTGCCCAGCCATTTTATGTAAATCCGTTACCTGTATGTACAGAGTTGCACGGCCCTGAAAACGTAAATGATGTTCGTGATTGTGTAATG